TCTCCATCTAATTGAACACCACCTCCGGGACCGGGAGGATTCTTGATCTTACTACGAATTCTGCCAAGCATAATTTTAGCATATGCCAAGGCTCCTTCTTGCATGACAGATTGTACTCTTGGCCAATCCATATTTTTTTGCAAATAGTTAACAACAACTCTATGAACTCTATATGGAATTGGATAAATCTTGATATGCTGATACCCGCCATACCATTCCCACCCACCGAGATTAGAGGCAAGCCTACTATAGGTTTGCTCGTATCCCTTGTACAGGCTCCACTCACCCATTCTTCCCCAAATAGGTTGTACAGGGTCTATCATACCACCTTGAATGCTAGCATATGCTCCACCGGGATAGAAGTATTCTACAGGAATAGCACCACCTAAATCACTTGATTGAAAAGAAAATGTGCCTGTTTCTTTATAGAAAACATTTCTGATGTATCCCACATCAGCGGGCATTTCATAAATACTTTGGCCGGGAATAGTGTTGTATACATAATATCTAAAAAATTCTCTTGGAGCCCATTCTTCTAAGACCTGCAATGCAAGATCAACGGCAGCATCAAGTTGTTGCTCATCAAGTTCGATTGTGACAACCGGCGCTCCTAGCATGAGCAAGATAAAATCTTTTAACTGTGATTTTACTTTAGAACGGTTTGGCCTAGAGCTTAATTTGGCAACATCTAAAGGGTCAGAAACGCCCAAGTTATAATTTTTTTGATTACAATTAGTGTTTTGGCTAGGCTTTTTAATATAAAGCGTATTTGGATTTGTGTAAGTGCTCATACAATTATGTATCAAATTTTCCTAAAAAGTTGATAACTATAGTATAAAGAAAAAGGAATCTAATATGGAAAAGAATACTAGATTGTACGAAGCTTATCTGCGTTCAAGAATTTCTACATCTAAATGTGTGTTGGAACAAGTAATTTTGCATGCTCATCGATTGAATGAAGCTGTGCTTGGAAGTCATTACAAAGCAAGTCTTTTCTTTGGCCCTGATGATGTTAAATTCCTTCAGCAATTTCCAAGAAAGCATTGGATCGATGCTTTAAATCAGAGATACAATAGTGAAGTTCCCGGATTTAACAGCCTATACAATTATTTATCAGACCTTCAGGAAAAAAGAGACCCATCATATCAAGCTAAATTTGATGACTATCATCAAAAAGAACTAGAGCATTTCAATACTGATCCGGTATACAGTCAAATGGCTCAATCTCTAAAAGCGCATTTGGCTCATGATCATGCCAGAGTAGCAGCTAAAAGAGATGCCTACACCTCTGTTAAGCCTGAAGATTTCCCTGCTCCAGATAAAGAAGAAATTTTTGAATTCAGGAAGGGTAAAGGCGTAGAAAGAATTAAAGCTAATCCATATATCAATGAGTTGGTAAAAAAGCTTGAAGGAACTTTTGATAATGAAGATGGATATGATTTAACTAATCCAGAAAAAGTTGTTACAAAAAGACATAATGCTAAAACTGGTAAAACCACTTATGGTTCATTTTTGAAAACAGATGGTTTCAGGCTTCCAACTAAAGAAACAATTAGAAGAACTATTCAAAATTATCTCAAATTCATTGGTCAAGGAATTATTAAACTTAACTCTGAAGACCTAGAAGATTCGGTTGATTTGGCAGATAAAGACAAGAATAGAAATCCCGAAGGTTTAAGAGATAATATGACTAGGGATATTCTAATAAAAGACCTTAAAAAAAGATATGTTAATCTTTCTGATTCTGAAGCCACAGCTAAAGCCGAAGAAGATTTTAACGAATTGTTGAAGTCTGGGAAATTAACTGGACCAAAGGGACAATCTGTTGATAGTGAAGGAATTCACGACTTAGTAATACCTCATAAAGAAGTTATTATCAAAGAAGTTGATAAAAATGGAAATGAAATAATTAAGAAGGTTATGAACCCAGTTATTGGTGGAGGCCATTTTTATAGAAGAATTACCCAACGAGAAGCTGATGCTGTTGAAGTCGTATTGGCCTATGAACAAAATCCTCAAACAAATCCTCCTCCAACAGACGAGCAAAAAGACATTTTCAATTCAATAAAAGATAAACTTCGTGGCGCACATTACGATGTGAATTCAGAATTGATTGATCCTAGTGGTAAAGTAATTACTGGTTCTGGAAAAATTCGTGCCATTCATATTGATTCGACACATGAAGGTGGACTAAGCCGACAGGGAGATGCTCACGGTCTTGCTGGCGGGATGAATCCAAATCATGACACCGACATGAAGAAGTTCCTTACAAAACATGGAATTTATAAAAAGGCTTACGAAGATAAAATCAACACTTTGTTCCAGCTTTACAAAGTTGATAAAAATGGTGATTATATGCTTGATGCTTCAGGCAATAAGATTCCTAGCCCTGATGCCGACAAAGATGGTTCCAAACTAAAAGATGAGATTAGAAGAAACATCAATAGGCAATTAGCATTTGGAGGCACTAAAAAAGGAGAAACTGCAATCTACAAAGGCACCTTGCCTGAAAGAATGGTTCTTCGTAGTGCAAAAAAACAACTTGTTAACCTAGTTTTCAAGCGCATTCTAGAAAGGCTAGGCGTTAATGGCATTGAAAGAAATGACGCTACTGGCAGGTTTCTTCGTAAAGAACAAAGTGCATCTGAAATCAACGATCTTCTTCAACAAAACATAGCAGGGCGTGGTAGTAGAAAAACGAGAAGAGATACTCCTGTTGATGTTGAACTAAGTGAAATTGAAGATATTCAAAAATATGCAGCATCTGTTACCTGTCCTCCAGATAAAGACTTCAGAAGGCTGACAAGCAGCCGTTGTGGTTTTGCATATAGTCTTGATTCCCTTCTAAAAAGGGCGCAGGCAACAACTGCTCAAGTTGTTGCTACAGCAAATTCTTTAAGCAATACTGTTGATATGAGCCACAAGGACATGGCATCTGAATTACAATCTATTCAACAGATGTTTGAAGAAGCTTTGGCTTATCTTCACTTCTCATTCTTTGAACTTATCAAGTGCAGAAATTTCCTAGATACATCCAAGCAGATTGATCACTCAACTGTGCAAAAAATTGCTGGGAAGCTTTACGGCAAATCAGGCAATGGATCAGATGGTGATTTCTCTGGATTCCCTGAAGCGGATAAAGCCAAACAATACTTCCTGCAAACCTTTGCTGGCAAACCATTCAACAATGACCAGTTCGGTGAATACATCAAGGGCTTTTTACACGATGATATTGTAATGGCAGATGATCTGCAAGCAAACATCAAAGCTAAGGAAGAAACAGATGCATTCCTTGCAGACATTGGTGAAAAGTATATGTCTGCTGCTCCAGATAGTGATGAGGATGACTTAAGCAAGAGTCTCATCGGGCATATCAATGAGAAAATTAAAGATAATGTTTCTGAAGCTGCTAGTCTTATGCAAAAAATTGCTGGAGAAACACCTGATGTTGCTCCAGTCCCTGCAACGCCAACAGCAACGCCATCTGACATAGTTAAACCTACCGTCACATCTGCTGCTCCCGTGGGATTGGGAGTTATGCAAGAGCTCAAACAACAATTGGATGCAAATCCATTGAACTACGAAGCGATTGCTAAATCAGTTGTCGAAAAAATTGGCAAGAAATATCCAGAAGAGACACCAGATGAAATTAAAACACAGATAAATAATGTTGCTAGAGACATAACTGCTGAAAACAAAAAGGCAGATGCGATTATGACAACTAGGGCATATACATCTGTTTCTAACTTGAATAAAAAACTGCTTTCTAAGCAAAAAATGGAGCAGTTGTTGAATTCGATCAAGAATTACTTCAAAGATAATCCAAGCTTTATTATTTTGAAGCCAATTATTGATAAATTAGAAAATGAGGTTAGTGTGAGGACTTCGTAATGGAACCAAATCAACCAAATCAATATGTTCATTTTATGATTACACAGGCCTTGACTGAATCTCTCAAAGGTTTATTGGGAGATTCATCTAAAAACTATATGGGTGTGGTTTACAAAATTTGTCTTGGGATTGCTAATCAACAAGAACTTGAGGCCGTAAGTCATTTTCTTGGTAAAATATATGAAGCAGGTTACATGAAATCTGTTGATAACCATAGGCAGGCACTTGAACAGATGGGATTCAAATCAGTTGTGGTTCCAAATGTTAATCAAAGTTTGGATGATACTCAGATGGAATGCAGTTTATAAAATATCCTTCTGGGGCTTGCTTGACTTGATTAACTTTCCACCATCTTTTCTCTTTATTTTGAGGGTAGATAACGGAATACTTGGTAACTTTATTTAAATGCGTCCAAAAAACAAGTTTGAAATCATCTTCATCAATTAAAATTGCTTCAAATGTAAACTTGCCGATGTATTTTACCTTTGTACTTCTTTCTCCATACAAATCATCTATGTGTGTTTTAGATTCTGATTGTAGGCAATGAATAATTGTCTTTTTATAATTCGATAAACTTGCATTTATACTTGGCGCTCTTTCAACCTCTATATCTTCAATTTTTTTCTGCTCTGGTTCTGGGTCTTTTGCAACGGGTTTTTCTTGGATAATTGTCTTTGGGGGTTCTGTGATAGTGGGGGCTGACTGAACTGAAACTACTTCTCTATTTTCTTGGTTTTTGTTATTATCAACAACAGTTTTACCAAGATTTATCTTTTTTTTATTTTTGATAGTTTCTTTATTAGTATTGGTGACTGTTTCTTCTTGAAATTGCATGTTGTGAATTTCAAAGTCAGTCCAAATATCTTGTTGTACCATAATGGGATTAGGTCTTCTAAGTTGGTATGTAGTTCCATCTTTATTTTTTATGACCATTATTCTTATATAGTACATAAATAAAATAGAATCGGAGGAATTATGGCATTAGTTGTACCAAATGTCTCAGAAGTGCAAATGTTAATTAGATTAGTTGGTGATATTACCTCTCTCCCAAGCAGAAATCAAGTCATGAAATTGTATACGGCTCCATTGGGAACAATTGATGAAGCCTTTACCGCAGCATCTTTTACTGAAGCAACTGCTGCTGGATATGCTGCTGCTACTATGGTTCCAGCTGGCTGGTCCGCTGCAACTGTCTCTGGAACAAGCTCTGCTACTTACTCTCCAGATGTAACATTTTCATTTACTGCTGCTGAATCTGTTGCAGGTTATTATGTAGTCGATACAACATCTCCAACAGCTGTATTATTGTGGGCAGAATCGTTCTCTGGTGGCCCTTTTGTTCTACCATCTAGCGGTGGACAAATTCAAATCACACCAACTTTATCACTTGCTTAATAAATATAATATCAGATATATAGAGGTTGTCATGAGCATACAAAAAGGTTTGAGTTTCAAGGAATGGGTCAATGTCATTTCTGAGAGCAATGGTTTTGAGGCTATGTTGGCTTGGTATGATGGCAAGTTAAAAGAATTCGCAAATGCTATTTTGAATCATAATACGCAGCTTGGAAACAATTTTATCAAATCTTCAACTGATTTAGCTGTTATACAGGAATTCAAAGACAAGGGCATTGATGCATTGTCTGATAAATTTGATGATACAAAATCAACCAAAGTTGTGAGAGATGGTATCACAAGCGTTGTGGGAACTCTTGATGGAATAATAAAGAATGATATTCCGAAGTCTACTGATTTAAATGAATTATTAAATAAAACATTAGGAACTAATCCACAAGGTTTAAGCAGGGCGATGTTTGGCAAAGTGTTGGCCAGCGGTGGTTGGTCTGCCCAAAAACAAGATGTTCAAGATGCACAACAACTTGGAGGAAAAGCAGTTCAATCTTTGGATGTATCTGGTGGTGATGGTGGCCAAGGAATGGCTGCTTCTGTATCGGGGAGAGAAGGAGATGTTTTAAGTGGAATCATAGCAAAGCAAGAAGAAGAAAAAACAGATACACTTAAAAAGCAGCTTATTCCAATATTCCTAAAACAAAGTAAAGTATGCTTTGACCATCTTTACAAACAAACACAATCAAAGCTAAAAAGTTTTGATTTGAACAATGTTTATAAAAAACCCGAAGAAGCTGCAAAATATAGAGACTTCTCATATGCATTTTATTTTTCTGAGTATATTAAGGACATGATTCAGACCCAGCCTGATCTATACGAAAAAATAATATGGACGCTTTTAGAAGTCAAGCCTACAGGTCGTGGAGTAGGTGAGGAAGAGCAAAAAGCCAAAAAAGAAAAACAAGAAAAAGGCGGTAGATTTGGTAAACATCAAGTTGGTATTGGCGGTGTCAAAAAGGCTTTTGAAGTGCAACGGGCTTCAACCGAAAGAAGAGCTAGAGAAGAAATTATTTCTAAGTTTGAGGAATATTGCTATGACGAAGTCGTAAGTGATGATAATTTGCTCAAGGCAATATCTGCAAGATGTTTATTCGGTTTGGTCAAAGGTAAAACTTGCATGACCCCAATACAAGCAATCTGTATGCTTCCATCTGATTATCGTGAAGAAATCAATGAGAATATGAAACTTGGCGTTGATGTTGCAAACCTTGATTGTGCTGCTAAAAATGATTCCGCTAGTGTGGTAGCTGCTGCTGATTTGCAACAGAAAAAAGTCGGCATGCTTGGCAAAGTTCCTAAAGGAGCTACTTGTGATCAGGTGTTGGCAATTAGTGGAAATACCGATGATGAAAAGAAACATAATTTAGCAGAAAAGTTTTTCAGGCCTGATTTCCCAAGCAAAGATTTTATACAAAAAGTAATTACAAATCTTTTTGATACTTGGATTTTTGGAACAATTATGTCTTCTTTAAATCCAGCCTCAAAGGTCAAGTCTTGTGCTGATGCTCCAGACAGCTGGGAAAAAGCATATGCTATGGGCAGAAGGTATGATGTTCATGCTCATGCAGTATCTGAATCGACATCGTTCGACAATCTTGATATATTTTATTTGGTTCGTGATTTTGTAAGGACATTGGGCAATGATATATCGTAGTGATGGACTGCCCTATTCTCCCACAGGATCAAGGCAGCAATTTGATGATGGGCTTCCTGAACATGATCTGTTTAATACTTGGGATGAGGAGTCTATAAAAATAGGCGGGACTCCTCTATTTTATCACGAACTTTATATTGATACTAATAATGTTGATCCTATTTACCTTGAAAGCAGGGTAAAAATGTTCAACCCACATCCAGTCCAACTTTATGCGACTTACGAGCCAGTTCCAAGTCAAAATATGCAAACAGCATTTGGCATTGATTCACCTGATGAAATGGTATTTGACCTTAATTATAGAGCAGTTTTAAGAGACTTAGGCCATGTGCCAAAAATTGGATCAAGATTATTCACCCCATTTTTAAAAGAAAACTGGGTAATTATAGAAAGAAAAACTGGAGAGTTTAAGATGTATGGTGTTGTTAGATTGCAACTCATATGTCAGAGATTCCAAGAAGATGATGTTAGTGGCACTTCTGTAAATAAAAGCCCTGATGTTGATTATAAAATTGTTTAAGAAAGGTAAAATATCATGAAGAGTTTTTATGAATTCTACAGAGTGATCCAAGCCAAGAAACTTTTTGAACAAGAGATGGCTGATCCTATGGCTGCTACAGCTGGCGCTCCTCCTGCTCAAGGCGGTGTTCCTGCTGGTGCTGGAATGCCTAACGCTGCTGCTGGAGACATGGCTCCTGCTGGTGCTCAAGGGGCACCTCCAGCCGAAGCTGCTGCCCAGCCTGAGCAAGGCTCTGAGGAAGATCAAAGCAATGTCTCTCCAAGCGAAGGAGAACTCGACATGTCATCTGTTGATCAGGCTCTAGAATCACTTCAAGGCATGGTTGACAATTTCAAGAGCATGGACGAAGAAAAGGGCGCACAAGTTGAGGAGCTTGTTTCTCAATTGAATAGCTTAATCAAGAGCATGACAGGTGGAGAAGAAGAGGGCGTTGAAGGCCAAGAAGGGGAAGAACAACCTGAAGACTCTGGCAACGGCATGTCTCCTGTTCCTCCCGGTGGTGCTGGTATGGAATCTCCCGAAGGGGCTGGTGATTTAGGCGGTCAAGCTGGAATGCCTGCAACTCCCGGAGAAGGCACCACTCAAATGGCAATTGGTGGTGGTGCAGGAATGGCTGGTGGTGCAGCAGGGGCTCCCCCTATGGCTTAGTAGTTAGTAATGATTAACTCTTTGCCAACTTTCTTGCCAACCTTTTCATTGTTGTCATCCATATAAATATGATTTTCTATAGACTTAGCACTTGATGTGCCACCATAGAACCATGACTCACGATGAAAATTGAATTTCTTATCTGAAAACAGTTCCCATATTTCTGGTCTGTCATCGTAACTGACACAGATTTTATGGGGACTGCTTTTGCATACATCCGCAAATTTAGCATGATCATCAAAAGAAAAATTGTTATCGTACAGTTTTAATTTTTCAGGCAATTCTGTATTCACATAATAAGGTGGATCACAGTATATCCAAACATTATTTTCTGATGGTTGCAATAATAAATCTTCGTAATTTGTACTTGTTATTTTTACATTTTGAAGATGTACAGCAGCTTTTTCCAACAAATCTTTTTTTACTATATTCCATCCTTCTGGCTTGCTGTAATACATTTGACATTTAACGCCATATCTGACTCTGCCATACCAAACGGTTCTATTGACGAAAAAATATCTCAAGGCTTGATCGCACAATTCATTTTCAGCAAAATAATCAAAAACTTCTTTAAGTCTTTTATTGTAAATGGCTTTGCCTCCCGGCTTAGTAGATACTTTTTCTTCGTCTGGTTTTTCAGGTTCAATTTGCTTGCATTTGGCAATAAAATCTTCTGGCCTATCTCTAAGGGCCAAATAAACGGAAATAAGATTTTTATCAATATCGTTTATCCATCTTGTTTGGATGGGGTCCATAGCAAAGAAAATTCCCCCACCACCAACAAAAGGTTCACGATATTCATTTATATCATTAGGTTTATATTTTAAAATTCTTTTTTGTACGGTAGAAACGCTTTTTCCACCCGGATATCTAAAAATACTTTTCATTATAATATAAATAAATAAAAGACAGGAATTTTTATGAAGCCAATTGGACCAAATGTTAACAGTTATGGAAAATCTTTAAACGATATCAAGGAGCAGTCGTTTCAATGGCGTTCAGAAAACATAGACCCGCCTCCGGGATATACCAATCCACCTGACAATCAAAATAATATTGGTTTGAATGTTGGACAAGATTGGACAACGGACATATTTACCAAAAAAATAGGATTGGGGACAGAAAACAATTGTGACCCGATGCAAACGGGAGCAATTGTAAATGATTTAAATACTCCAAATAGAAATACAATTTACAGATATGCAAAATCTGTTCGTGCTTGTGATGAAGCAGTTATGGATTTGTTTAGAAATCTTGTGATTTTAGATGAAGATGGGAAAGCCCATCCAGTTCCGATTATATGGGCTACACAGGAACGGGCCGTTGCTGCTGTTGTGCAAGAAAATGTTAGAAAAGACGAGACATTAGTTGTTGACAGAATTAAGCTTCCTATGCTTGCGATTAGCAGTACAGGCTATGCAATAGCACCTACTCGTTACACATATCACCAAGCGATTAACTGGCTAACTGGTCCTGATGGAAAGCCAAATTTTACAGCTTCAGAAAAATATGAAAGAGATACTGTTTTTGGTGTGGCAAGGGGTATTCCATTAGACATTGAATATACTTTGATTGCATGGACTATGCATTTAGAAGATATGAATCAGGTATTGGAACAAATTGTTACCAAATTTAGCCCTGTGGCATACATAAAAGTAAGAGGCGTTTTGTGGGAAGTTTCTGTGAAAATAAGTTCAATTGCAAATAACCTACAAACGGAACCGGGGGATCAGGCCTTGCGAGTCGTGAAATTTCAGTTTGGTTTAACAGCAGAAACTTATGTTGCACAACCAATTAAGAGAGAGAAAGCGGTTCTCAAGACAAGGGTTGACATTGTGAACGCTTTGAATGAAGACCAAATAAGTGAAGTTTTACATAGACTCGAAGATGCGGTTGAGGAACTGAAATGATAGAAATAAAAAACAACAAAAGACATCCAGTTCAGCTTATAATTAAGTCTCGACTTGCTCCAAAAAGCTTCACAGTTTTAAACATTCCGGGAGTAGGAAACGGAAAAAATATTTTTCATTTAGAAGAAGAGAGATCAACTGAATATATAGATAGAGCAGAAAAAGCTGGTCTTATATCAACCAGACATTTAAGTATAGGAGATAAACATGGCAATACTTAAGGGATTTCCTCCCTCCAACACAATCAGTCCTTCGGTAAGAATTACCGAAAAAGATTTAAGCTTCGTGCCAACAACACCAAGTTTGAACCGCATCGGTTTAGTTGGGTTTGCCTCTAAGGGGCCAATCAATACACCGACAACAATTTCAACATTAACACAATTAGCAAGCATATTTGGCAGTCCCCATCCTGAATCTGGTGACCCTTATATGGTTTATGCTGCCCAATTAGCACTTCAGGTCAGTAATGAGGTAGTGATTGTTCGTGTCGCTGACACAAACATTGCAAGCCCCACTTACGCCGAGAGTGCCAGCGCTCCTATTCTG